AAAGCTGATGTTTGGAGAGTGGGATGATGATGAGTGGTGTGAGTTTGACAACTACATGATTGGTTGCCTACAAGAATATATGATGCATGGACTTGTTAAGTCTAAGTTTGTAAACTTAAAAATCAGACAGCTATCTGCTGCTACATGCCACGAGTTTTTAGAGTGGTGTGGACTGATTGGAACTAACAACATTAATGATAAGTTAGCTAAAGGTTACAAGGTTTATAAAAATGATTTATACTTGGATTTTGTTGATGACAATCCTGATTTTGCACCTAAATCAAAAATGACAGTTTCACGAACTAAATTTAATAAGTGGCTTGAAGCATACTCAATGTTTAAGTATGACTGTAAGCCTGAAGCTGATAGAGATTCTGTTGGTAGATGGTTGCGTTTTAGAACAAAGCATGAGTTAGAAACTAACGGTAACTTTGATTTTTAATATGGAATTCAGAAACTATCAATTAGAAGTAATGAATAAGGCCAAACCTCTGTTACAAAAAGATAAATTTGTTTATCTTGCAATGGAGGTCCGAACTGGTAAAACTCTCACGAGCTTGGGTGTAAGTGCGCTTTTGCCAGTGTCGAATCTTTTATTTATTACCAAGAAAAAAGCTATAAGCAGTATTGAGGATGATTACAAACTCCTTAATCCATCCTACAGCATTACTGTAATAAATTATGAGTCTTTACATAAAATAGACCAAACTGGTTGGGACATGGTAATATGTGATGAAGCTCATGGAATGGGTGCTTTTCCGAAAAGAAACAAACGATCCACTCAAGTACGTTCTTTGATCTTAGAAAACAATCCATTTGTTATATTTTTATCTGGTACTCCTACACCAGAATCTTACAGTCAAATGTATCATCAGGTTTCTGTAATGCTTAACCATCCTTTTAGTGAGTATAAAACTTTCTATAAGTTTGCTAAAAAATACGTAAACATCAAGCAGAGAAAAATAAACAGTTTTCTAATTAATGATTACAGTCATGGTTTGGATATTATTATTGATGAAATGAAACCACACACAATCTCTTACACTCAGAAAGAAGCTGGGTTTAAAGTAAAAACACGGGAGCATGTGCTGGAGGTAGAAATGAGTCCAATGACATATCAATTAGCAAATAAGTTAAAAAAACATTTAGTTATTGAAGGTAATGATGATGTAATATTGGCAGATACACCAGTAAAACTAATGATGAAGCTGCATCAAATGTATTCTGGAACTGTAAAATTTGAGTCTGGAAACTCTATGATTTTAGATTTAAGTAAGGCTCAATATATTCATGATAATTTTGCTGATGCAAAAATTGGAATATTTTATAAGTTCAAGGAAGAGCTTAATGCATTAAAATTAATTTACAAAGATGATTTATGTACAGATTTGAGTACGTTTAATGAAACCAATAAAACTATAGCTCTACAAATTGTAAGTGGTAGAGAAGGAATTAGTTTACGTAAAGCTGACGCACTTGTTTATTACAATATAGATTTTTCAGCCACCAGTTACTGGCAGTCCAGGGACCGTATGACAACCAAGGAAAGGTTAGAGAGTGATGTGTACTGGGTTTTTTCTCGTGGAGGAATTGAAGCTGACATATACAAAGCAGTTACAAAGAAAAAAGATTATACACTGCGACATTTTAAAAGAGATTTATTAACTTTAAATTAAATATAATGTTTAATAACCAAAAGTATACATCAATAGAGCTAAGTCTTGCAGAAATAAATATTTGTAAATTTATAGGCGAGCAACGATCACTTTTAGCACGATCAAATGGAGTAAAAGACGCAAAGATTGGAACTCATGATGGGACAATAGCAGATATACAAGGCTTTAAAGCTGAGTATGCTTTTGCTAAATTTAAAAATGTATTTCCTGATTTTGGTTTAAGTATACGAAGTGGAAGTTGTGATGGTGTTACACACATGGGTAATCGTTATGACGTAAAGTCTACAAATCGAACAGATGGTAATTTACTGGCTACATTAAAAGTAAACCCTGATGTAGATATCTATGTACTTGCTGTGGTTCAATATAATGTTGTTCATTTAATTGGATGGGTTAAAAAACAAGATTTAATAAAGCCTGAAAATATAAAAAACCTTGGTCATGGAAGAGGATACTTTTTAAGTAGAGATAAACTAAATAAGTTTTAATTTTATAAATATGAAAATAGATTTTTGGTTTAGTTGGCAAATAGGAATAATGTTTACTTGTAGTAAAAACTATGAGAAAAGAAAATATATTACGATTGAATTACCTTTTTTAACAGCACAGTTGTTTTGGTTTAAGCCTAAATAAAAATTAATATGTTTTAGAACTACCTATATGTAAAGTAAAGTTACTACTAACCATCGAAAATAACCGGATAAAACAAGTTTAAGTAAAAATGACCGAACAACAGATCCAAAAGAAAAGAATTAAAGAACTTGAAGCTGAGGGATACTACGTAATAAAGCTAAAGCTTACCAATAAGAATGGTATCCCAGATCTAATAGCACTACCTCGTGGCTGCGAGGTTTTATTCTCAGAAATAAAAAAACCAAAAGGAGTGCTATCTGAATTACAAAAATACAGATTAAAAGAATTAGAAAAGTATGGGTTTAAAACCGAAGTATATAAAGGATAGAGGGTATGAAGTGGAGGATGATTTTATAGACTCTATTTCTGAATTAGAAGATATAACGCTTAAAATATTAATATCAGATTACATTGATTCAAACGTAAAAGATTATCCAATAAATAAATTAACAACATACGTGGTCGGAGGGTTTGTAATTCATAGAGGAAACCCAGTATATTTTGCTATAGAAATACTTAGATTGCCAAGAAAATTTTTAAAACTAACAGACTTTCACCTTATAGAAGTCGATGAATATTTAGACCTAATAAATTTAAAATCTTACATAAAATGAATTTATCACCAAAAGAACAAACAATAGAAGCTATAATATTTAATGTAATTGAAGAGACAGGTATTGACCCACGAGTTGATTCAAGAAAACGCGAGTATGTATTTGGTCGTGCAGTTGTATACGATATTTTACGAAAACATTTACGAATGAGCCTAACTGATATTGCAAAAGTTTTCAACAAAAACCATGCTACAGTGTTACACAGTCTAAACCAGCTTCCGTACCTCATGAAATATGATCATGACCTACAATATACATACAATAATATCATCAATAATTGGCTTGAAAATGTTGAAAACTATGTTCCGATACTGGACTCTGATTTAAAAAACAGGATAAAGTTCCTCGTAAACCAAAATAAAAACTTAAATTTGGAAGTAAGCACCTTAAAAACACAAATAAAACACTACACTGGTAAGTACGAAAGATTCTATAAGTTGGTTGCGGATATTGAACATAGAACAGGTGACAGGTTTTCAGCTTTTGAAAGAAAAGTAAATACATTTCTAAATGGATTATAACGTAGAAGACATAGACAAGATTTTAAACTTTAAAACTTGGTCAGATAATAAAAAAATTGACACATTATTGTTTATAGACTGCACTCTTTACACAAACTTGGGTAAAGAATCTACACAAACAGAAAGACAGATTACAAAATCAAAATCAAAAAAACTGTACAAAGCTATTGGCAAAATTGACGCAGCTGTCGGTAAACAAATTCTTAATTCTTTAGATTAATGTCGAACCCTATTTCTTCTGATGATATTCAAGCCATTACTCATATAAATTATGTAACTAATAACTTGCATTCGTTGACAGACAATCTTTACGAAGATTTAATGGAAAGAGATCATGAAGCAGCTAAAAAAAATGCAAAGAATATTGTACATACAATGAATGAATTAATTAAATCTTTGTCAGATGAAATCTAAAATAGATGATAAGCCCTCAGTTATTAAAGAAATACTAAGACTTAAAAAGTTACCTCAATCTTCTAAAATTTTATTAAAAATACAAAAACTACAACAAAGATTATGAATAAAGGAATCGCAACAGAATTACAAGACTTCTGTAGTACAATCGCTGAAAGGTATTCTGATATTAAAAGAGTGGGAAATATAGGTAACGAAGTTTTTTTGGTAGAAGAAATTATACCAATCTCAGACCATAGTGCTGTTGTTAATTTTGCAAAATCAGGTGGTAAAATTGCTGTTGCTTTTTTTTATTATATTAATAGAGGAAGGTCTAAAGGCTGGAAGTATTTTTTTCCAACAGACTCGCATGTTAATGGTTTTCAAGCTTTCTTATATTACAAATTAGAAGCAGAACGTAAAAATTATTCTAAAAACTTTTAGTCTTACACTTAGCCCACTGTATTTCTGCACACTTTTTATAATCTTCTCTGGCCTCAAAATAGTACATTACTAAATCATAGACATCATCCTCCATAACAATTACAGCTCGTGTAGGGTCGAACACTAATTCCACTTGTTCAAACTCTTCCAGCAGTGTGTTGAAAGAGTCTTTCCCAGTTAAAATTCTATAGCTTTGCAACATGCAAAGGTGTTCATCAAATGCCATACATTTTAGTTATACATTTCGTCCAAGTATTCTTTTCTTAAATCTTTTTGCTCTTTTTTCTTTTGTTTTTCTAATTGTAATAATTCATTTATATCATCATCTTCTACATCTGGATACATTTCTGGAAAATATTTTTTAAGTTCCGCTTTAGTTAATTTATTCTTATTACGTCCTCCTTTTTTACCTTGAGCGTATTCAGAGAAATTAAATACTTTTAAAATAAATTCCCCTAAATTTTTTGAGTCACCAATCGTGCTAAAGTTCTTCATCATTTTAAGAAGCTGTCCAGCTGGTATACCTGTCAATGAAATTGCTTCAGACATAAATTTATTAACCTTTTCTTCTCTTTTAATTGGATCTTTAATTTTACCGATATCAGCATATAATTTAGCTAATAAAGCAGTTTGCCCTAAGACTGGTATTGTAGATGGTGTGCCTACCCATGGTTTACCAGCCGCAGCTTCAAAACCTGATTTTATAACTTTACCAATAATAAATAAAGCATTTAAGTTACCCATAATTGCAGCTCTTGCAAGTTCTGCTTTGTCTTCATCATCAGAGCCTCTTAAAAGTCCTGGAAGACCTTGAGATACCCACTGAAAAATAACTGGCATAACCACGTGGTACACTGCTAAACTTCTTGCAGACTTACCTAAACTTCTCCAGTAATCTAATTCTCCATTATCTTTTACAACTCCTTTACCTGATTTACCACCACTCTTAATAATTCTATACATGTTTCTCGCTGCAATAATCTCTCTACGGAAATATTGTTTTGGAGTTGTTAGGAACATATTAAAAGCTCTAACAAAAGCTCCTTTAGTTTGTAAGAAATCTTTGTCCTGTAAATCAGATGACTGCTGAGTTCTTAACGTGTCAGCTTCAAATTTTATAATAGCATGATCGATTGCTTCTTGTTCTGTAGCGTTAGGGTTTTTCTTCTTAAATTTATTTTTATAATATAAATAATTAGGAACACCCCCAACTAAAATAGCTCCTTTATCACCAGCCATTGTAGTCCACATTAGTATTTTACTAATTTGATCTTGCTTAGTGTTAGTTAACCCAAATTTTTCAAGCAACCCACCATTCATTCTCTCAAACTTATCATCGGTATAATTTTCTACAGCTCTTGTAATGCTTTTGCCGTATCTATCTTGCAGGACTACTGAATTATCTAAAACTTCTTTAACTAAAGTACGTGCTTTAACAGTACTCATAGCTGCGTTTTTAACCCAATTTAAATAACCAATGTCATTACCATAGGTAATAAATGAAGTCATCTGCTTTAAAATAAGTGTTGGATTTAAACCTAATCGAGATAATAAAAAAGTATTATTAAACGTATTTATTATTTTAGTTTCGTTTTGAGCCTGTATTCCTTTATTGGCAATTTTTGTAATAGAATCATTAATATACTTCCATATTTGTGGTCCATACTTATCCTTAATAGTTTCTTTAATTAATGGTGACTGAAATATTTTATTAATATTTCTAATTGGAACTGCATACGCAGCAAAATACTCCATGTCTTTGGTATAATTCAACAATGCATCTATACCATCTGATTTATTTATTGGATTAGTGTTTGCTTTCCTTGCTTTAGTACTGGCAGCACCAACATTTGTTATCCATGACTGACTATCTGCTAATAAATCTAATCCTTCAGCTTCATTTTCGTTTTGTCTATAAACTCTACCAGCATAGAATTGATTCCATGGCATATCTGTTCTATACACTTCTTTGTAAGTATTATTATAATGATCGTATGATTCTGGATAATATTCTCCTATCATCCATTCTGACAATTGAATTAATTTGTCATCTAATTTATCAGCAATCTCTTGTTTTATACGACTATTAAATTCATTCTCAAAAGTCTCATTTCCTAATCGTGTAGCATCAAAAGTATTAATCATACTTTTATTTAACGAAGGATCTTGCATTTGAGAATAATAATAAAGTAATTGGTTCTGGCTAATACTTATAGTGTTCTCTCCTATTTTCTTTTCTATCTCTTTTACTTTAGCAGCTACTTCTGATTTATTTTTTTTAGTAATAGTTTTTTTAATCTCATTTAACTGGTTTTGTAACATTTCTGCTTTTACTACACTACGAACAATAGTTTCACTTTCTTGTGCATTTTTTCTATTTTTTGCTGTCCATCTTTTACCAAACAACTCAGTCATTTTTTCAGAAAAAATTAATTGTTGGTTAAGCATTCTTCCTTTAAACATTCTTGAAGCTTTACGTATTTCTTTCTGAGTTATATCTTGAGTGGCTCCTTCAAATATTTCTCCTGGCTGATTTGAGATTCTATCAATTAATCCAGTCATATCTTCTGCCGTACCAAAAACACCCTGCTCAATAGATAACAGTACACTGTTTATAGAACCTCTAAATCTTTTTATAACACCCTTTACTTTTAAACCTCCACCTTCTTTAGCATCAAGAGCAATATCTTTACTCATTTCACGAAACTCTTTATTAATCATGTATTCCGTTATTTCATTTTCAGGAATTCCTTGATCAATGAGAGATTGTTTAGCATCTAAATCAACACCTGTCATGTCTTTATATACAGCTCTATCATTTTCTCTGTATTTAATTGCATCCTGTAATAACTGGTATTCAAGATTTGCTTTACCAGTAGTTTCAATTTGATTAAGACTACTTACTACTGAGTTTAATTGAGTAGTTTTTCCAGGGTCATTCATTTCTTGAGTAAATGAAGTATTTATCTGCATAGCTAAAGTAATTTCAGCCATTGCTTCTAAGTCATTCTCAGAAAAATCTTTCTTATTAATTGTAACAACATCTCCACCTTTCTCACCTTCAACCTCTTCTTTTGCAATTTTATTAAATTTATCTAATAATTTACTATTTGCTTTGGTTATTTCTTTTTCAGTTGCCTCTGGATTAACTATTAATTTATTTATACGGTTTAGTTTTTTACGTGTTTTGTTATCTATTTTAACACCTTTAAACCTACCACTTTGAACTACAGTGTAATCTTTTTTAAGTATTTCAAAAAGAATATTCTGAAGACGAGTATTAGTTTTTATTGTTACTATTTTAAAAACCTCATCTTTAATTGAGTCAAAATTAGTAGCATCAACTCTGTTTATTTTATCTATTAAATCAGTGATTTCTTTTTTAGTGTACAAGTCTCTTGGAAGAACCATACGAATATAATTTCGTAATGCTCTCTGAACTCCTTTTAAATTTTTCTCGTCAAATTTGATGTTTTTAATTCTTTTATTTATAGCAGCAATACGCTGTGGATTAGCTTTTAAAGGGTCTGGAAGAAGTATTTCTAACATATCACGTTCCATTGCAAGCTGTTGAGACGTTTGTCTTTTACCTTTAACACCTACGCTTTTATAACCAGCTT